CGCATACCGGTCCCACCCCGCGGCGTTTGCCAACAAGGCCGCTTCCTCATCATTTGAAATAAACGCCATTTCCACCAAGCAGGCAGGAGCGTCGGTATAGACCAATACATAGAAGCGCGACTCCTTATCGAGATCACCGTCAGAGTAATCCGTTCTCCCTGCCCGATCGGGAAACTCAGCAGCAATTTGCTTGTATATGCACGTCGCCAGCCTGTCCCCTTCCGTCTGTCCTGGAGATGTCCAGACCTCATAGCCTTCAGCGCTCTCGTTCGCTGCGCTATTGCAATGAAGAGAAATAAAAATATCGGCGCCCCAGTCATTCGCCAGTGCTGTCCGATAGCTTAGATCATCCGTTTCTTCTTGTTCCCATTCGGTTCGGGTTAGTTTCACCTCATACCCTACATTAAGCAGATAGTTTGCTACTTGCCGCGAAATCACCAGCGCAACATCCGCCTCCTGCAGGCCCGTTGATCCATTTACCGCACCAGGGTCAATATTTCGGCCCGCATGGCCAGGGTCGATTACCACTTTCATATTCAGCATCCCCTTTCGTTCACTCTATTACCCACGCCCTTGCTGCATATTTTTAGCGCCATTTTATGCAGAAAGCAAAATCAATCGGCCGCTATGGTTCTTTTCGGAAAGACTTCTTTTCACTTCTTAGCTGCACCAGCTTCTCCCGAATAAATGCGGGAATATACTCGCCATACCCCATGCGGTCCAAGTTCTCAATAATGCTCAAGCCTTCATTGCCCAGATACGCGAAGATCACCATGGACCGGCAGGTGCTGATGCCAAAAATGCTGGCATCGATCCAATGGGCCATGATGACGATCAGCAGCATAACGACCTTGCGCTTTATCCCTTCAAAGCCTTTTTTGCTGTCCAGCGTTGCCGTCTTCCACGCGGCGATCAGCCCGGTCACATAATCAATCACAACAAAAATAAGAAGTGCCGTAACCAGCTTGTCCACACCGCCGACAAGAAAGGAAAAAGCTGCGCCTATGGCTGAAAACAAGGCCATGATGCGCAGCTCTATTTGTGTGTACTCAATCATTTCTCATCCTCCTTTACATCAAACATAAAACTTTTCCGATCAATTTAATAAGCAACCTTCCTACTAAACACTATTTAGCCATCCAGGCATTACCATGATAAACATAATCTCTTGCATCAACAGCCGACCAAAACCACATACCCTCAAATGGAGCAATAAAGCGCCAAGCGCCGCCGATAAACCATGCGATTTGATTTTCTTTCCCTATCCATGCGCCAGTGGCGGTTGTGGTCACAATATATGCATCACTCTCGGCTGGCGACGTCGGCGGAATATTCGTTCTGCCTTTTATCACCGGCTGCACCAGTAAATCAATGAGATTCAGCGCATCATTATGGGTTACTTCCTTTTGCGCTTGACTGGCGATGATATAGGGCAGCCCCAGTCTTGGCGTGTTATTTGCACTCATAAAACCTCCTCCTTTACGGCTCCCCGGCCATACACTTCAGACATCTGATAAATCCGTACGCGCACCACTGCTTGCAAACTGCCAAAATCGGCGGTTTGCCCGCTGGCTGAATACACGGCTTTAGCCTCGTTTACGGTTATGGTTCTTTTGATGTTCCCATCCGCTGAAACTACATCCACCTGATACGTCTCACTGTTCTCACCCACCGGCACATCCGTGCATGGCTTCCAATCGCCGTTCATTCTTGCGCGGCGAATCCATGAAACTGTTAAAGAACCCGTCCCATCTCTAAAACCACTAACATGGCAAACCGAATAGGGCCTTGCCCCAACCCCATCTAGGTTAACCGTATAGTTGCGGAATTTATCATTGGTTACTGGCAAGGTGGACGGCCCTATCCGGTAAAGTTTATCCATGTGCCACTCTGATGCCGGAAAAGAAATCGACTGCAACGAATTAAGCATAAGAAACGGTTCATTGGCAATATGACGGTCGACTTCGTGTTCCGTGCCCAGCCTGCCGCGTAATAAGCCTGACAACCGGTAGGTATTAGCGGCAATTAGAGCAGCCTGCTTAAACTGCACAATCTCCGCACCAATTAATGCGGCATTAAAATGGTTTAACACATCCTCTGCCGGGCGGCTCTCCAGCGTCCCATGACTGAGTATAACGTCTACAGTAGATGCTTCATCCCAAGTTACAGTGTTGCCAGGCGGTAGGACTGTTATGGTTGTCCCAACAACAGCATTCTGTGTCACTTGCCCGACAAAGCTCCACGTTCCGCCGCCATCATTGGATCTAAATAGATTAGCCCCATAAAAGACGCCATCCGAGGTGCAAGCTGTAAACATCCGTTCAGCAGACGTTTCGCCGGGAAGAAGAGGCAAATCGAGTAAAGATATGGAAACATTCCCAGGAGCAGCCGGAATCACGGGATTTGTTTCAGAATCCACCACCCTGCCAACAGAGGTGTATACTTGTTGGTTGATAGCTACCGCCTCAATTTTTATTAACCCAGGCTTTCCATACGTTGTTTTGGTAATCATGAAATTTTGCTTTTGTTCCTGAATTGGAACTTTTACTATATCACCAGGCAGCAGCCAACCAAATTGATTGGAAAGTGTCAGGGACAATGTTTTTCTATTCTGCCACTCTTCAAACAACCGTACTTCAGCAAGTTCTTTAGCATCGGTATCTGCCAGAACCATTTGAACACTTACTGTCTGCTCATTTTTACTCTGCGTAATTTGCCTATAGGCTGACATTGTTCCCTGCTGATAGTCCTTGTCTTTGGACAAATAGTTAATGGTTAGTCTGCGCGGCAGCTCACGTTCATCTTTGTATTGCAGGTTATATGGCTCATTAGGAGGAGATGTTTCATAAGCTCCTAAATATTCATCCGGTATTTCATAGGCAGTATTTGCATTTCTCCGTTTAAAAACAATCTTGCCGCTACGCTCAATGGAATCAAAGAGAAATACGGCCTGCAGTTGTTCAATGATACTCCTACGGGTCTGGTCTCCCGCAGAAGAGATTCCAGTTATAGCAAGTCCCTCAAGGTCTGATGCATCAACATCGGTATATTGTAGCCCCGCACTAAGCGAGACTGTTTCCACCAAAGCTTTTACATTATCGATCTGCCTGGTTACTTCAAAACTGAATGACGGTATACGGTTGCCGAAATCGCCAATGGCAAGATCTTTAAAGACAATATAAGCTAACCCACGGAAGGCAGGAACATTTCCCGCACCTTCTACCGCTTCCATCCAGCTGTCTGGAGTTTGCGTATCGCCGCCAAGATAGACAGTATGCTGATACTTTGCCAAGTCAACCAATTTACCATCAGCCCAAACGCGTCCGATCGCAGTTATTGGCCCCTGGCAAATACCCACAGCAAAACTGACAGTATAAGAATACGTAGTTGTTGTTACGCCGCCTCCGCCACCTTTGCCGCCTTGTGTTTCCGTTTTAGTATGTTCCACAAATTTGGTGGACCATATTACATTGCCTGTCGAGCGGCAGGTCCCAAGAATCAGAGGAATTGGTGCGCCGTAGGAAGCAGTCTGCATCTGCAAATCACTCATTTTGCCGACTTCCTGCGTAACGTGGGGGCCAAAGAGTTTACTGTCAATATAGCCGCCCAGCATTGTTAAAGCGGCGCTCCAAAAGGCATTGGCCGGAATAGTTGCTAAAAGCAAGGTAGCCATCAGTCCAGAACTCCTGGATAGTAGAAAGCAAAACGCAGCCGCTTTTTCCAAGCATCATCCAAGCGGGTTTCAATGACTTGTCCAATATCTTGATAGCTGTGAATAAAGGCATCGGGGGAAGTCAGTATGCCAACATGGCTAGCCGGATGATCATAAAACCCAAAAACAAGCACATCTCCCGGCCTGGCTTCGTCCTTCGTGATTTCCACCATGTGTCTTTTCGCTTCAGCATACAGGCGTTCTTCTTTTTTGAATAAGTGCCAGGTAGCGGGATAATCAATAGCAATGTCGACGTCAATCCCGGTAAGCTCGCGATATACACCGCGCACTAGGCCGACACAATCACAGGCAACTTGCTTTAAGCTGGCCTGATGCTGCCATTTCGTCCCTAACCATTTTTTTGCTTCTATAATAATGTCTTGTCGTTTCACTTCTATCCACTTCCTCCCCACCTCAAATTCTCTGGATTATTCGCCTGACTTTCCGGAACAGTTGCTGAGTCTTGCTTTCCGGGATAGGATGCCATTAAGTCATTACCAGGAATAAATGGCTCTCCCCGAAAATTGAAAACGTTGCTGAACCTAGTTTTACAAGTAGAAAAATTCCCGTCACACCCTGCGGAAACAGAAAACGTGTCTCCTACTGCAATATCTGAGACCGGCAAGAATAGTGAAATACCGCCGCCGGTTCGGCTATATTTTTTAACTTCCATTTCTTCACCGGTTCGGTCAAAACGAATTACGCCATAACTAAAATAGTCATCTTCTTGCGTGAGATTGGTTGAAAAAGAACCATCCTGGGAGACTGAAGTTACCGAACCTGTAAAAGTGTAGGCTGCTTTATTCAAACCGCATTGACTGTCGCCAAACTGTGCCCGGCATTGTTTTTGGTACGCTAATCCCGCTGCTTGTTGAAAAGCTTCCAGCAAACCGCGAACTTCGGCCTGAAAACCGTTTTTTCCATGCGAAATACGGCCAATGGTACCTCGTCTCAAAATCAGCACAGGATCGGTCGCCTTTGCCCAGTTACATAAAAAAATCTCGACTTCGGCGAAGTCAAAACGTCCGTTTGCAATATCGGTCGTTTTAATACGTTCGCTGTCGAGCATGCCAGTTACATCAAGATTATCGGTTGCCATATCATTTGTCGTATCCACAGCGGTTGGTTCAAAGCCGCTGCTTGCCTCGTAGGTTATGTTATTGATGACAAGGTCTCTGTCATGGTTAGTAAATCCCATGACCGCTCCATCTTGCAACGTTAAATTCCAACACCAGGCAATAGTAGTCACATCGGTTTGCATCCACGGTATTCCCGGGGGTTGCAGAATCCTCCGAAGTAAATACATTACGCTAGAAAATTGTTCCAGAGTCACATTCTTAATGCGAAATAGATCTGCGACATATGACGGCAATGCACTTGAGTTAATATTTCTGGTACCTATGACTCTAAGTCCGCCTGGAAGCCAACTCCGTTTGAGATCATGAATATACGCAGTCTGCGTTTGAGTATTGATAAAACGGGTGCCTTTAAACGCTAAACCGCCAGACAGCCAGTTGCGTTTTAAGTCAGAGACATAGAAGCTTGATACCTGCATATTAATATTTCTAGTTCCCCGAACTGCAACGCCACCAGTAATCCAAACCCTTTTCAGGTCGTGTTGATATTCCGTCTGCGTATTCGTGTTTATATTACGCCGCCCGCTAATAGTTAATGTCGTAGCCAAAGCATTTCACCGCCAATACTAAACAGCAACTTCAATAAAGGATAAAGTGAAGAAATCAGTTATGCCTGTTGTCAGAGTTGAGTTGCCGCTTGCAAGCACCAAAAAGGCAACATTCGTATTACCAACAGTAATTCCGCTATAAAAACTGCCATTCGTAAATGAATTGGCAGTCCAACCTGTATTGGAATACATGGACGCTGCGGAAGTAAATATGTCGGTATTGGTTGTTGTACCGCGAAGAATACAAAAAAACTGCGGAGCAGGAGTTGTAATCTTTACAGATTGGGCGTTGAAACCCGCATCGCACCTCAGGCACAACGGAATAACAGTAAAGCCAGTTGAGCCGAAGTTGCTGGGAAACATAATTCCGTCCGCAATGAGCGTATCTGTTGTTGCAAGTATGCCGTCTGTGCCTCCGGGAGTTCCATTCACATATACGTTTAAATGTGCCATTAGACTTTCCACCCCCACGCCACCAGTTTAGAGGTCACATCCGGCGAGTTCGTGTCGCTGCCCGAACAAGAACCCGAAACGGTAATAGGTTGGTTGACATCGGTAACTGTAGCAAGTAATAAACAACCGATTGAAGAATGATATCCGTCATTCGCACCAACATTTGATGTCAGGCCATAATTAGCGGAGTATGCTCCGCGTACCTGCACTTGCACCCAATGCCAAGTCTCTCCGGTATCGGCCCGAATATGAATGCTGCGTGACTTGGAAACTGTAACTCCTGCTGCCGGATACATTCCATCAAAGATTAAGGGGTTGGTCATATCGCCGTCAGATAAAAGCGTCCCATTTTGAGCACCGGTTGTACCGCCAACATAAAAATGCAATCCCATAAAATCTCCTTTCTTACACTGGAGCATAATAATCTACTTTTAAGCTCCATACGGTATTGCCATAATCTTCGTCTTGATCTGCAATGCTTTTTATATAAAACAAGCTATTATTCGTTCCCACAGTTAGAAGAAAAATCGATTTTACCCAGTGAACACTATCTATCGACAGCAGTATCCTACCATTGTCTGAGACAATCTGAACAAGATAACAGGCGGCAGTGGTAGCCCGAGCAGCTAAGGGAACAACATTCGATTCTGCACCGCGATTTAATTCGAGTAGTATCCGATTACCGCCAACTGCTGTTTCAGTAACCAAATCCCCATCCGTGCCGCCAAGCGTTACTGAGCCATTATAGATGTGTATGACAGAAGCTGCCGTTGTCATAAATCTCTCCTATACTCGTATTTCAACCAGCGGAATATTGTCCCAGCTATAAATGTCCCATTCCTTAATGGATAGCGGGCAATGATCAGTGTCAAAGCGAACAGGCACATCAAACTCATAATCCGCAGTGATAATAACCTCTGTATCTGGCGTTGCGGTAAAGGTGACAATCCCGGTCGTGAAGTTTACCGACCATCCATCAGTCTGTTCAGCACCATCCAGATATACCCTGACCGTCCCTGTCACTGGCTTTCGGATTTTTCTTACCTCTGTATAGCCGGCATCATCAATGTAGGTTTTTATTAGTTGAAAGGTTATCGTTTTTCCATCGCCGACACCGATCATTTCTCTGCTTCCCGTAAAGTCAAGCCAATCCTTAAAGCGAAAGCCATACGCTTTGCCGCGCCGCGCACGGAAGAAGGCGAGCAGCCTTCTCATCTGGTTTTCATTTTTAACACCATGCGCGGCTTGGTACTTACATTTTGCCTGGGACCAGTTGATATTGCGCTGCTCATAGCCTGAACCGGTCATGACAACATCGGTAGAATACTCCGGACCGCCAGTTACGCCATAGGAGATATCGGGTGGAAACTGCACTTCATGAAAAGCTTGCATTCTAGAGATTTCTCCTTCCCAAAGCAAAAGCGGCGTTAGCCTCTGCCATGATTTGCGACTGACTGCGGCGGAAACTGGAAGCATCCGGTGTCGTGATGTTCATATTAATGATCATAGGTCTGGTATTGTTTGCATCGGCACGTAACACTTTCTTAGTTTCCGCTGCGGTAAATACATGGCCGCCCCGATTGAAATTAATAAGTTCAGGCCCTTTTTCCCCGACTAAGGCAAGGCCGCCGGGATAGTTGCCGCCGGCAGCATATTGTCCTGGAATTCCGGAAATCCCGCCTCGTGTTTTTGCGGGTGCAAACGAGGGAAATAAAGACATGATAATTTGGCTTGCCAGCCACTCAGCCGCCATATCCGCAATAATTTTCATAATTCTTTTGCCTAGATCCTGCCAAGCTTCCCCTATGGATTTCGTACCGGTAATAACGTCTGAAAAAAAGTCTTTCAGGCCATCGTAAGTACCGGACATTTGCTGAGCCATTATCTCCACGGAAGATTTATGAGACCCCTTCCAAACTTCATAATACGCATCAATAAATTGTTGCTTTCCTGCTAAGTCTTGTGCGAACATCGCCTGCTCGGTAGTTAGAAGCTGTTGGAATTTGGTGATGTCCCCGTCTGACCGCGCTCTGTCCAGTTCTTCCTGAAATTTCACGCGATCGTAGTGCAGATCTTTTATTTTTTGGTTTTTCTCAGCTTCAATGGCGACCTGTTCGGCAGCCGCCTGGCGGCTGAAATCCACCATGCCAGTTTCTGCGATAGTAAACTGGATTCCATTGGCTTCCCACGCCTTGCGAAACTGCTCCTGCTGGGAAGCTGTGCCAGTGGAATACTCCAGGGCAAGATCCCTGTATTTTTTCTGTATGTCACCGATTTGCCGCGCCGCATCGGTTTCGATGTCAAACTTCTGCTTGTCAACGCCAGCCAGGCCAAGCCCGCCCATTTTGTCGGAGAGACTCCGGGCCAAATCAGCCGCCTGATCGGCAATCCGGTTGTTTTCCTTTTGCTCGTCCAGCAGAATCTTTTTCTTTTTGGCGGCGTAAATCTCATTAAGCCGCAGAACATCCCGCTCATAGTTCTCATTTGCTTCTTTGGATTCGTTCAGGGTGTCCAGTTCATCGGCAAACCAGGCGTCAAGGGCATCCATCTGGGTGGCGGTAAGCTGCAGCCATTCTTTTTCAATCGCCTTGCTTGCCTGCTCCGCTTTTTTCTGCAGTTTCTCAAAATCTTTTGCCGCTTTGTCTGTTCCACTGCCGCTCGCTGGCGAACTTGTGCCTGGGGCGGCATTTGTTAAACCCGTGAACTTGGTGTTAGGCTTTGTCATCTGAGGAAGCAGGGCGGATATATCCTTGCGGCTAAAGCCAAAGCTGAACTTGCCCGCCGCCGCACCTATTTTACCTATTCCCTCAGTGACCTTGTTAAACCAGTCTCCTACCGAATCGGGAATGAACTGTGCAAAAAAGCTTTTCAGCGGGCTAAGTTTGTCCACAATCCAGTTGATGCCCTGTGCAACCACTTCTTTAATGCTGGCCCAAGCGCCATCGATTAAATCTACGATGCCGTTCCATACACTTGAGGTGGCTTCACCCGCCGCGTTCCAGCCATCTCCAATGAACTGGGCCACCGCACTCAGCGCATCTTCAACAAAAAAGCTTTTCAGCGGGCTAAGTTTGTCCACAATCCAGTTGATGCCCTGTGCAACCACTTCTTTAATGCTGGCCCAAGCGCCAT